GTATGGGATATTGTGCTTTGCCAAGTAGTGCAGGATTTCGTAGTGGTCAGCACCCAGCCATCGGTTGAATAGTATAAGGTCATATTGTTTCAAATTTGGTAATCCTGATTTGTCAAACTCTTGACTGACTTCCACCTCGATTTGGTCGGCATGGTCAATCTGCAATCGTTTGAGTGGCACATAAAGGCGGTGATATTCCACCCCACCCATGCCTTGCCATAGTGCTAATACTTTCATTTGTTGTGCGCCTTTATGGCTTCTTTAAGGTTTTGATATAAACTTTTCATGTAACCGCTCCTGATGAGGATGTAATGAAAGTGGATGGTCATCATTTTCTTGTCACGATTTTTTGAAACGTGGTATTTTCTTTTCATTGTTGTATATTTGCAGTGGGGGTATTGGTTTGTAAGCCCATCGGTGAAAGCTGGTGGGTTTTTTTATTCTCCCAAATCTAATGTGATTTTAATTTCACCGCTCACGGTCTGGTTGACATCAGCAGTTTCCTTTGGCTTTCCGTACACACGGGATAAAAGTGTTTCAATCGAATATAAACTGCCTTTCTCCAATGACTTCCGCATAGCGTTGGCAATCGTCTTTTCCAATATGGTGGCCTTTGGATCGTTCCAAACCTCTTTGAGTTCATCCAGTGTCATTGCCAGCATTGCCTGCACGGTATCATTTACCTCGCTCACTTTGTAGCCGTGTTCTTTGAGCAACGTGACAAACTTTTTAGGTCTGCCGTTTGGGTTTCTTACCTCACCTTTTTGTGCTGGTATCAAATTCTGTTCGTTTGCCATGTCTCTAATTTCTTTCTAATTTATTAGACACTTTTGCCACAAGTCGGGCAGGTGTCTTTTTCTTCTTTTTCTTCGGGTGGTTCGGGCAGATGCAAACCCCACTCCGCAAGTTCAACAGCGTGCCATTCATTTGCCAGCATATCCATATCCCATTTGCCATAATGGGTGTTGTCTTTAATCAGAAACTCATCACGTTGCTGTGGTGTCCAATCATCAGCCAGCACGATGGGAACCTCTACCGCCCCGATGTCGCACAATGCACGATATCTTTGATTGCCGCCCAATATCACATAGCCACCCATGTCGGATGTATAGCAGACAAGCGGGCGAGCGGTCAGCATTTCGGGAAACTGCATCAGCGACCTTTTAAGCAAAGCAAAATCATCAGCCGATATTTGGCGTGGATTGTTTGCGTTTGGTCTTATTTCGGTTAGCTTTACCCAAATCATTTTTTTTGATTATTACTTCGATGCTGAACTCCCCGTTTGAGTGTTCTTCGGGTTTGTCTTTGTTTGTGGCGGTGTCTATGACTTCAATATCCCAATACTCCTTTATGCCCGTTTGTAATAGGATGCCCTCAACACTAAAAGTATGTGGTGGATCACATGAGTACGGCAGATAAAAATATCGGTGGTCTAAATTCCAACGGCTCGGCAGTGTCTTTTTACGCTCATACAAATCACGATGCGGTATGCTCATAATTATGTGTCCACCGGGTTTGCATATGCGATACCAGTTTTGAATTGCGGTAATCGGGTCATCAAGATGTTCCAACACATGGGATGCGTAAACGTAGTCGAATGTGTTGTCAGCATATTTATCCATTGTGGTAGCATCGCAATCATCTTTATCGTGGTGAATGCAATCGGTTAAACTGATGGTGTCAACGCCATCAAACGTATCTATTCTGCCACATCCGATATCAATGCCCTGACCTTTGATGTATTTTTCATAAAATCCTGCTGCCAATCTGCGTTGGTGTGCTTTAAAAGTTTCAGCCATTTTTTAATATTTGTAGTAGGTTTAAGATTGTCCATGCCCCATATCCGTTCTGCCCGGTAGGGATGACGTTGTGAGCAGTTGGGCATATTTCTAAAATACGGGGGTGCTTCATCTGCTCGGATATGGCATAGGCCATTGATTGGTTGCCGATAAATAGATTGCACCCTGCAATGACTTGTGCTAATTGATAAAAATCATCAACGGGGTAGTGCTTAATGTTTGGCAACTTTGCGGAAATAACCCTAAATTCATCAGGCAGACCGACAAATGTTATTCTGTCCTGATATTGTCGCAGGACTGTGTAATCAAAAGTGGGGTTGTGGTAACGGCTTGTCCTGTTCAGCACAATATCAAATGCTTCCGAGCTGGGCTTTAAATCAAAGTTAATCGGCTGTGAAAGGTCGCAGGTAAGTTCGGGGTATATGTGGAAGTACCATTGTGAAATATGCCCGGTGTAATTATGGAACTTGCGGAATAGGTCGAAGTTGTAATCTACCTGCACTTGTTCCTCTGTGATTTCACACTTGCCGATAAAGTCGGTAGCCATCAGCAAAGGTATAAGCATTTCAGCCATCTTGCGGTTCATTTGCACATTGCCCATCGGGTGCGACATATTGCCATATTTACCCGGTACGTTGATATGCAGATACAAATGAACGGGTTCACCTTTTATCTCGGCTGCCTTACGCATGGCAGGTAAGGAGTAAATCAAATCCCCTGCGTTTCCGCTATGTATAATTTTAGGCATTGGCTTCTCTGTATAATCGTTTCAAAGCGTCAAACATACATGAGCGGCATCCGGGCAATGGCTGTCCGTATAACTGGCGGTGTACCTCGTTTAATTTGGCATAGTATTCAGCAGATAAAGCATAAGTTCCCGTGCGGTTTATCCGCTCAATGGTTTCTTTCAGTTGTAGGCAGATTTCTTTTTGTTCGGGCGTCATACGTATCTATCAATTAAACTTCCACACACAGCAGACATGGCAGCAAAAGGCAACCCCCACCACGCGGCAAGTGGAATAAATACGGCAAGGCCGAGCCACCACGATAAACAGAAGCCACATTCCCAAGGTTTGTAAATCGGGCGGTCAGGTCGGGCAACCTTTAACATGAAGCTAATCACCGGTGGGAATGCGTAGCGTGATAGCAACACCGCAAATGCGGCAACGGATATGATATTAACCAAGTTCATTGTATCTCTCTTTTATTTGGGTTTTAAGGGCGTTTATTATTTGGGATATTTCTCTGTAATTTATTTTGGTGGCTTTGGCTATGCTGGCCATGCTGCGATTTTCATTGTATAGCATCCAAAGTTTCTCCACGTACCATTCCGAGCGGTTAAAGTGTAACGACACCTCTTTGTAGTTGATTGCCTCACGTGCTTCCTGCATCCGCCTAAAATTGCTTTCATCGTAATCCTCAGCGGTGTCATCGTAGTCATCGGGTAGCGTTTCATTGGTGCGAAGATGGTCACGGTAAAACTTTGTGTATCGGTTGCCATTGACTGCGTTCACTCCCACCCGGACAAGGTAAAATATCAGTGTTCCGTTCTGGTGCAAGTTGGTGATCTTGTCCTCGCTCATTTCGCAGAGCAATAACAAAAGATGCTGCTGTAAATCGCTTGCGACGTGCTTTCCTACTTTTTGGCAGAAGTCCGGCAGCCATTTGCTCGTTGCTATCTCTGTTATGATTTGGCTTTTCGTCACTCACGTTTGATTTTCAAATCATGCACCTTTTGCAGCCAATCTTTCCATTGCTTCCTATCCCCATACATTTCATGGTGTTTTCTGCACAGAGCCATCAGGTTATCAATGGTATCAGCCTGTTTGCTTCCACCCATACCACGTGCTTCAATGTGGTGAATGTCCACAGCCTGCGCACCACACACCTCGCAAGCAATGAACGAAGTCTTGTCATAGCCGAAATGGTCAAGGTAAACTTTGGTGTGTTTTTTCACAGCAGGTCAAACTCTTTCACATAGCATACATCAACCCAATCATAACCTATTTTGTGTGGAAAGTTATCTGAATACAAACGGTGTCTTTTATCAAAATCTTCATAACTTTCATTTGGTTGTTTTTCAATATACGTTTTTGCGTATGCTTCTATGTCCTGCATAATATCTGCAAGTTTATCATTGGCATCGTCTTCGTTTTTGTAAATTCCAACGATTTGATACAATAATTCATCATGTTCATCGGTTTCAACTACTACTGCATAAACTTTCATGCGACAAAGTTTATTCGTAAAAGTTCGATATTTTTATATTGTGGATAACTTTGATACAAATAATTTAACAAAAAGTATTGCAAGTATAGAAAACTATATTATATTTGTACCATGAAACAGCAACAAAAACACAATTTGGAAGTAGGAAGCAAACTTTATTGGACTGATGCACCTGAAATTCTTGCAGGAATTATTGTTAGATTTACTGATAAAAGAGATGTAGTAATAAACTTTGTTAGTGGAAATGAACTTGGCGAAAGAAATTATCCAATATCATTAGCAAAACAATTTATAATCAAATAAACATCATGGAACAATATAATTTAACATCAATTCAGTCAGGGACAATAGTAAAAACTATCAAAGCTACTGATTTTGACTCTGCTAAAAAGTATTTTGATAGTCTTGGGAAAGATACAGACACAGATTATTTTATTGAGTCACAACAAGAAAGAAACTTTTACGACCAATTACAAAAAAGAA